ATACCAAGTTCAACCGCCTTAAAAGCGAACTGAAAGTCGTGGAAGCGGGATGGATGGGCAAGGCTATCATCGCATCCGAAACCATCCCCTACACGGACATAATCGTCCACGGCCACAACGGGTTGCTGATACCCTACGGCAAGAAAGACGCTTGGTACAAGGCGGTCCGCAAGTTTGTAAACGAACCCGACTACGCCAAGGGACTGGCCATGCAGTTGTCCAAGGATGTACGGGAACGCTTTGACATCAGCAAGACCGCCGAGCGGAGGGCCGAACTCTACCGAAGCATCGGGCGCAAATTGTGAAATTCGGGCGCATCCTACATTTAGGGGTAGAGTGATTTACCTATCCCCCAACACCACCAACACCATCGTCGTCACTTGGACGCAGCGGGCCTCTACAGGGGACCGTTACATCTTGCGCTTGACCAACATCGCCAAGAACGCCACGACCGACTTCACCCTGCTGAAATCAGCCAACCTTTCTTCCTACACCAACCGCTATGACAAATTTCAGATTGCCGTGGGGTCGCTTGAAACAGGCTCGTATAAGTATGAGGTTTACGATACCAGTAGCACGATTAGTGCAGCCGTTGCGGTGGTTGAAACGGGCTTGGCGTATGTACAGGTAGTTTCGCTCACATTCAACACCTACGCCAATTCCATCCAGTACACCGTCTTCGGGGCATCCGATGAGCGAGTGTTTGATTCCACCTTTGACCCATCTTTCGCATGAGCGTACAAACAAGAACGCAGTTGCAGACGAGTGCCGCAACTATCACCACCGAAACCGCCGCAGGAGCGAACACCGCCGCCCGTGTGGGTGGACTATTCGACGACCTCGCAGATACCGCCACCTTGGACCGAGAGCGGGGCGTTGCGAACCTGTACCTTGACGAATCCAAGAACTTCACCCCGACCCAAGGTCAGGCCGTCAAGTTAACAACCCCGCTAAAATCGGGGCTGCTGACTACCTACAACTTTACCCGCACAACCACCGCCATCACCTACACAGGGACGACGAGTGCTGCTTTGCGGGTGTCTGCCAGCATGGTATTCTCGCAAGGGAACGGCAACCAAATAATCATCTACATTGCCAAGAACGGAACCATCATTCCGCAGTCCATGACTGACATCACCACGGGCCACAACAACGGCCATGCGGTCACGATTGAAGCCGTTCTGCAAGGTGCAGTCAATGACGAGTTTACCATCTACATCAACGCCGTGAGCGATGGCGGTGCTATCACGATTTCGGCCCTCAACTTCACCGTCCACACGCTATGAGTATAAAACAATCATTCACCCAATGGCTTGGGATTGAGCACAAGGTCCCCGTGATGCTTGAAAACAAAGCGGGCAAGTACATCACCTATGGGGCTTTCAACGAGTACCCCTACTATCTGCTGGACAACTACCGAAGAAGCAGCAAGCACAACGCTATTGTGAACGGGAAGGTGAACTACATCGTGGGCGGTGGCTGGCAACCTGGGGAAAAGATGACCGTGGAGCAGCAGGCCCGCTACGCCAAGTTTTTTGACGGGTTGAGTGAGCATGACGACTTGAACGACATCACCGAGAAGTTGGTCCTGGACCTTGAACTATTCAACGGGTTTGCCGTTGCGGTAACTTGGAACAAGATGGGAACCATTGCGAAAATGGAACACATCCCCTTTGAAAAAATCCGAGTGGACAAGGACGAGCGGATGTTCCAGGTGGCCGATTGGTACGACGACGCAATGATCCAACTCTACCCCAAGATTGGAGATGTAGAGAAAATCCCCGCCTTTGATGCAGACAACCGCATCGGCAAGCAACTGTTCTACTATCGGGTGTATGCCGCAGGCGTGAAGTCCTATCCGCTCCCCGAATACATGGGAGGGTTGGCATATATTGAAGCGGACTGTCAAATTGCCAACTTCCATGTGAACAACCTGAAAAATAACTTTTGGGGCGGGTACTTGATAAACTTCAACAACGGGATTCCTACACCCGAAGAACAGGGCGACATTGAGCGGCAGATTAAACGCAAGTTTAGCGGGACCGACAATGCGGGCCGCTTTGTGGTGACCTTCAACGACGATGTTAGCAAGGCTCCGACCTTGGAACCGCTCACCCCGAGCGACATGGACAAGCAGTTCGAGATTCTCAACAAGACCGTGCAGCAAGAAATCTTTATTTCGCACCGTGTCGTGAACCCGATGCTATTCGGCGTGAAGACCGAAGGCCAACTTGGTGGACGGCAGGAACTGGTGGAGGCGTACGAACTATTCAAGGCGACCTATGTGAACGACCGAGTGCGGAAGGTGGAGCGGATGATCAACTATCTTGGATCCTTCAACGGCGTTGAAGGGATGGAACTTATCCCCGTGGAACCTATCACCGAGCGACTATCCGAGCAAGCCCTGCTGACTATCATGACCCCCGAAGAACTCCGTGAGAAAGCGGGCCTCCCTGCGTTGGAAAAGCAACCCGCCGATGTGGTTGGACCCAATCCCCAACCCGACGAGCAACCGCAAACCCCCGCCATGATGGGGAACGACAACATCAAGAAATTGTCGGGCCGTGAGTATCAAAACCTCATGCGAATCGTCCGCCATTACGCCCAAGAGAAAATCACCTTGGAGATGGCCCGCACAATGCTATCCGCTGGCTTCGGCTTGACCCCCGAAGAAGTGAACACCCTGCTCGGCGTGCAAGAGCAGGCGTTTTCCGAGCCTATGTGGGGCGAAGAAGATACCGAGGACTACGGATGGGGGGACGAGGAATTTAAGGTCTTGGAGGTGGTCGCAAGCAAGTTTGGGAGCAGCGCAGACGACTATGTGGTCATGCACTCCAAGCCCATGCGGTTTGACACCGATTTAGACGACCAAGTGCGTCAAGCCTTCGCTGAACTTGGGGAGGAGGAGAAGGAACTGGACGAGAAAATCGAAAGGTACCGCAAGAAGAATCGGGATGCCTCCGTGGAAGAAATGGCCAAGGAGTTCGGAGTGAGCAAGGCCAAGGTCGCCAAGCGGGTCGCCTACTTGATTACGAAGGATCGTTACCCCATCGCAAGAGCCGTGGACCAAATCGCCTCGGAAAACCTGCCCAAGAACATCAAGGAAGTGGCCGAGCCTGTACTTGAAGTCCGCTACAAATACGCATGGGCCGCTGGTTTCAGCAACAAGGACAAACGGACGAGCCGTGAGTTCTGCAAGGTGATGCTGGACTTGGCTGACCAAGGCAAGGTGTACACCCGTGACGACATCAACGGCATTTCCAATATCATGGGATACTCCGTTTGGAATCGCCGAGGTGGATGGTATCACACGGCCAGCGGAGTGAACCGCCCCCAATGCCGCCATGTATGGGAGCAGCAGTTGGTAATCCGCAAAGGCAACAAAATCACGAAAGCATGAAGGCACTCTTTATCAGCGAACAAACCCTGCTGGACAACTCCGTAATCAACGAGAATGTTTCCTTTACGCAGATTCGGCCCACCATCGTGAAGGTCCAAGAGATGCGGATTCAGCCTATCGTTGGGTCTGCTCTTTATAGCGAAATGGTGACGCAGGTGGTGAGCGGCACGACCACGGCCCTGAACACCACCCTGCTGGAGGACTACATCCAACCCGCTATGGTGCAATGGCTCTACTACGAGTTGCCCATGGTGCTTGCCTTTAAGTACATGAACAAAGGAATGGTCCGCAGAACCAGCGAAGAATCCAGCCAAATGAGCATGGACGAGATTACCCGCTTGACGGACAAAGTCAAGAACGATGCCGAGTGGTATTCCGAAAGGATTACCCGCTACCTCATGGAGCAGAAGGCCAACTATCCGCTCTTTAACTCCCCGCCATCGGCATTGGACACCATCTACCCCAACGGCACGAACTACAACACGGGGATGGCATTGGATGCAAGAACCCTGCGCCGTGGTGCTGGACTGGACCGCCCATGGCCATACGACCCCTACTGCTCCAACTGCTGAAACCTATGGGAGCGCACTCTAAAAACATTTTGAAACTACAAGCCTATGTCTTGGATACGAATAAAGCAAGCACTCCTTGCTCTTGCAAATGC